AGATAGACAACATTTGGAGTTCTAATGGCTAATCATATTATGATCGATATGGAAACACTCAGTACCGACGTTTCCACAGTAATACTTACAATTGGTGCTGTGCGTTTTGATCCTCGTGGGGTTGGCGTAATTGAGAAACTTGAGCTTCGTCCAACTATGGATGAACAAACTGAAACATTTAATCGCACAATCAGCGATGATACTCTGCGTTGGTGGGGTGAACAAAGTCCCGAAGCAATTGAAGAAGCTATGGGCGACCGCGACCGTATCAGCTATCGTGAAGCAATGGAAAAACTTTATCAGTTCTGCTGGAACCGCGGTGATAAAGTTTGGTCTAACGGATCTGGCTTCGACATCGTTATTGCAGAAAGTGCATTCCGTGACCTTGACATGAAGTATCCTTGGCAGTTTTGGAATGTGCGTGATTGTCGCACTGTTTATGACCTCGCCGGCGTCTCGTTGAAAGACGGCGGACACGTTACAAGTCACAAAGCAGTAGAAGATGCCGAGCGTCAGGCTATTGTTGTGCAAAAAGCTTATCAGAAGCTTATTCAAGCGGGTATGACTCACATTCGATGAGAATTGACTCCGATATTGATATTGACTTAGGTGACCGCGAAAAACTACTAGCGGTCATCAAGCATACCCCTGCGTCAATGCGCAATATTACTCCTATACGCAAACATCCTAGCGGTATCTATGTATCTGACATACCATATGATCCAACGTATGATATGGCGTCAATTGATTATACCGAAGCAGATAAAAGAGGATATTTCAAATTAGATATCCTAAATGTTCATGTGTATGAACTTGTAAAGAACGAAGAACATTTAGTTGAGTTAATGAGAGAACCAGATTGGTCTATCCTCAAGAACCGCTCTATAGTAGAGAAACTTATTCACCTTAACAACTCATTCAATATCATGCAGCGTATGCCTGAACCAATTGATAGTATTCCTAGACTGGCAATGTTTCTAGCAGTAATGCGACCAGCTAAAAAACACTTGCAAGGCTTATCTTGGAAAGAAGTCTCACCCACAGTGTGGGAAAAAGATAACGATAATTATAGTTTCAAGAAAAGTCATGCTATTGCTTATGCACAATTGGTTGTCGTGCATATGAATTTATTGAAGGAACAAAATGATTAAGAATTCTATTACCGAAATTAAAGATTGGCCCACTGAAGGCGTAAACTTTAAAGACCTTAGCAATGTGCTAACTAAGCCCGGCGACTTTCGTTGGGCATTAGATCGTCTTAAGATGTTTATGATGGTAAGCGGGGTAGATTGTATTGCATCACCTGATGCTAGAGGATTTATTTGGGGCGCGCCTGTCGCTGCTGAACTTGAATTGCCATTTCATATGATTCGTAAGCCTGGCAAGTTGCCGCCACCGATAATCAGTCAGTCATATGAATACGAATATGATAGCGGAACATTAGAAATTAAAGGTAATACTGACATTGGTGAAGGTACTAAAGTTGGTATAATCGATGACGTTAATGCTACCGGCGGGACAGCACTAGCAACTATTCAACTATTAAGCAGAATTGGCGTAAAGCCGGAGGATATTTTTTATGCAAGTGTTATTGACCTCACGTATCTCAACGGGAGCAACAAGATTCGTGAAACAGGTGCAACAGTTCTATCACTTGTATCATATGAATCTGATTAAATGGTTAGGTACAACAGGCGTAATTGTAGCAACAATTCTTAGAGCGTTTGGTTACCACACAGAAGATATGATTGTTGGGTTCATGGGAACCGCATTGTGGGCGTATGCTTCTTACGTAGAACGTGACCGCGCACTGTTGACTTGTAACATCTTTATTCTTGCTGTTTTATTATATGGGATTTTTACATGAATGATATTATTTTATTAGCAATGCCAGAAGAGGCCCCCTCACTAGCAGGTAAGAGCAATGTATTCTACACTGGCGTTGGCAAAGTAAATGCAGCTATTGTTGCTGCTACATTAATTGAGCGACACAAGCCAACTCGTGTATTCAACTTTGGTACTGCTGGTGGCATAACCGCATCCCACGGTGGCATCTACAAGTGTACTAAGTTTACTCAGCGTGACGTTATTTTGGGTGGTTGTATTGTTGGACCACAGGCAGAAGCATTACACGCACCCATTGTCATCGGTGATGATGGGTGGGTGTTGAGTACAGGTGATAACTTTGTAACTGACACATATAATATCAATGCTGACTTAGTTGACATGGAAGCATTTGCTATTGCTAAAGCTTGTCAAGTAGCGAACGTGGAGTTTATCTGTCACAAGTATATCAGCGATATGGCTAACGATGAGGCGCCTGACCATTTTGTAGAACATGTCCACAAAGGCGAAGACTATTATATTGAAATACTAAAAGAGTGTGGAGTACAGTTATGAACCTAGCACTGCTTGAAGAAAATAATCCACAGCTACTTGAAGTCTCGGAAGAATGGGACTTTAGAATTGATGGTAGTCCCGAAGAACTTGTTAGGGCTATGTCAAAGTTTATGGCTGACAATGGTGGGGTAGGTCTTGCTGCACCTCAAGTTGGAATCAAGAAGCGTATCTTTATTATGGGTAACTTCACTAAGCTAGTTGCGTGTATCAATCCCAAAATTGTCTCGCTAGCCGAAGAACGTAAGAATGACCTTGAAGGTTGCTTGAGCTTCCCTGACTTGTTCATGAAGGTAAAGCGCCCCACTACTGCGGTAGTGCAATATTATACAGTGTCAGGTGAATTAGTTGAGCGTGAATTGTCTGGATTTGAATGCAGAGTGTTCTTACATGAATATGATCATTTGATTGGAATAACGTTTGACCAACGGGTTGGTGATTTGTCGTTTAAGATGGCTAAAGATAAAAGAAAGAAAGAACTAAAGAAGGCAGCTAGGGCATCCGCTTAACAAGTGTGATGCTTCTACGCTTACTGCGTTTCTTAGAGAAGTCAGACATTGATACTACAGGACCATGAATGACTTGTAAACCTTTGTTGTTAAATGTCTTGACGTATGGTTTAAATATACCCCACTCATCTTTCAAAAAAATATTGATGGGAATCGATCTATTTGACTCCCACCACCATATTTCACCTAATTCTAAAAACTTTGTTCTAAGTTCAGCTTGTGTGATTGCCCCGTAATCGTACATAGTGGTAACAGTGTCATCCCTATTCTGAATTATTCCGACATAGTCCTGATTGCTGTAGGAACATATGGTGATGAACGGATGGTTGTCACTCAGTTTTTTGAAAAATTCGTCATTCATAGCTGTATTCTATTTACACCGGTTTGCCCAAACTATTTATTTTAGTACTAAATACTTGACAAGGAGAAACATTTGTGTACACTACATCAGTATTTACTTACGTAACCAGACAAATTGTAGTACTCCTGTCAGGAAATTCACCGAGGAAATATATGCCCCAATATGCAAAGCCGCTAACTCTACATAAAGGCGTAGACAACAAGCTTCAGTTTCAATTCTTAAATCAAGAGCAGAAGCCAGTAGACATTACTGGTAAAAGTATTACTTGTAGAATCCTGAATTATGATGCCACTGAAATCCTAGTCTCAAAGGCTCTTGATTTAGATTTTGCATTAACCGGCATCGCCAGTCTAAGTCTAAATGCAGCAGACATTGAAGATATCCCTCAACAAAAAGCATACTACTCACTAGAAATACCTGTAGGTACATTTGACTATCCGGTGTTTGTTGACCAAAATGCCGGCGGGCGCGGAGTAATGAACATTGTAGATTCTATATTACCTTCCTTTGTCCCTTCACAGATAGTAACCATTCCAACTGGTCAGGCATTCCCTAATATCAGTAACAGTAGCGGCAATACTAATCTTGTATACGATACGAGTATCATTAACACACAAGCTAATCCTATCTTAACCATTCAAACAAAGTATGAAGAATACTACGGGAACGTCACTATATTAGGTTCCAGTATCGTAGACGGTGACTTCTATGTTATTGAAGAAGATAATGAACTAGATAATGTGTCTGAAACCAGAGGATATACTATCACAGGATTTCACCCATATGTTAAGGTAGAGTTCACAAGTAATTCAGGTGCGGTAACCAATATACTTGCTAGATAACACTAATCGTGTTATTATGACTACTTAATGATTGATATCCTCACTATAATTCCGGGCAGAAAGAAGACCACAGCAAAAGGCTGGGTGAGCTTTAATGCTCCTTGCTGTCATCATTTTGGACATAAGCCTGATCGCAGAAGTCGCGGTGGCATAAAGTTCGATGGTGATGTCAATTGGAGCTATCACTGCTTTAACTGTCACTTTAAATGCGGGTTCACTTTAGGAAAAACACTTAGTCAGAATCTAAGAAAACTATTGTCTTGGTTTGGTATAGATGAGCAACAAATAAACAAGTGGAGCTTTGAAAGTCTACAGCACAAAGACCTTATTGAATTATATGTCAAAAAAAGAAAAAGTCTCAAGATTAATTTTGCTGAGACTCAGCTTCCGGAAGACGCTACCATCATTGATGAGACTGACCCCAAGCATCTAAAGTTTGTTGAGTATATCAACAGTCGAGGCTTTTCGGTTACTGATTATCCCTTCATGATTACTCCCAATGAAGAAGGTAGAAACAGTAATAGAATAATCATACCCTATACTTTTGAAAATAAGATTGTCGGACACATAAGCAGGTATCTTGACAATCGTATTCCAAAATACATCAAAGAGCAGCAAACGGGCTTCATCTTTGGCTATGATTTTCAAAAGCCGGAGTATGAAGTGTGTATTGTTGTAGAGGGTGTATTGGATGCGCTCAGCATTAGCGGGTGCGCACTAACACATGATACTATTAGTGACGAACAAGCGGAGCTATTGAGAAGGCTAAACAGAAGAATTATCGTAGTGCCAGACTTAGATAAGTCCGGTATAGCAATCATTGACAGAGCAGTAGAATTAGGATTTGAAGTTGCAATTCCAAATTGGTCACCTGAAATAAAGGATACCAATGACGCTGTATTAAAATACGGCAAAGTAGCTACCCTACTAAGTATTCTACAACAAGCTACAAGCAGTAAGATTAAAATTGAAATGCAGAGGAAGAAAATTGCTCAAAGAATATAACACTGATATACAACGTCTATTCCTTCAGATGATGGTCACGAATTCCGAGTTGTATACTCGTGTCATGAACATCATGAATCCAGAAAACTTTGATCGTAGTCTAAGAAACGTTGCAGAATTTATTGTAGAGCATACTGCCAAATATAGCATTATGCCTGACATAACGCAGATTAAAGCAACCACTGGTGAAGCAATTGACCATATCGAAGACTTGTCTGATGGACATTACGAATGGTTCTTGGAAGAATTTGAGTCATTCACTAAGCGACAAGAACTTGAACGAGCAATTCTTAAAGCAGCAGATATGCTTGAGAAGGGTGAATTTGACCCGGTCGAACAACTAATCAAGGACGCTGTTCAAATCAGTCTACAACGTGATATGGGAACAGATTACTTTGCTGACCCTAAGGATCGATTGAACAAGTATTTCAACGCAGGTGGTCAGGTGTCTACTGGCTGGCCGCAGCTTGACAGAGTTATGTATGGTGGAATGAGTCGCGGCGAGTTGAACATCTTTGCAGGTGGTTCTGGTTCTGGTAAGTCGCTTGTTATGATGAACATCGCTCTTAACTGGTTGAGTCAAGGACTTAGTGGAGTCTACATCACTCTCGAACTTTCAGAAGAATTGACATCGCTTCGTACTGATGCTATGTTGACTAATATGAGTACTAGAGACATTCGAAAGAACTTGGATGATACTGAATTGCGAGTCAAGATGGCTGGTAAGAAGTTTGGTAAGTATCGTGTAAAGGCATTGCCCGCACAGAGTAATGTGAACGCTATTCGTTCGTACATCAAAGAAGTGCAGATTCAGACTGGTATCAAGGTTGATTTCGTAATGATTGACTATCTTGATTTGGTCATGCCGGTATCTGTCAAAGTCAATCCAAACGACCAGTTCATCAAGGACAAGTATGTATCAGAAGAACTTCGCAACTTGGCGAAGGAACTTGGCGTGCTATTGATTACTGCATCGCAGTTGAATCGTAGTGCAGTTGAAGAAATCGAATTCGATCACAGTCACATTGCAGGCGGTATTTCTAAGATTAACACTGCTGACTATGTGTTCGGTATCTTTACATCACGTTCTATGAAAGAACGTGGTAAATATCAGATTCAGTGTATGAAGTCTCGTAGTTCTACTGGGGTTGGTCAAAAGATTGACTTAGAGTACAATATTGATACTATGAGAATCACTGATGAGGATCCGGAAGAAGGTAGAACTCATCAACACACCCCTACACAACTAATGAACCAACTTAAAACTACTAGCTCAGTAAGCGATGTTGTTAACAATCTTCCAACTACTGAGGCAAAAATATCTGCTAATGTGGAGGGTGCAAAGCTAAAATCATTGTTGAATTCTCTCAAGAAAAACTAAAGAATGAATAAATACTCTATAGGATCTTTATTATACTATGCAAAAGAAAACAAAAAGCCTTCTTGAGGAATTACAATCTTTTGGTGACACTAGGGATATGAATCACATCATTGAGTCCCGTGCCTCCAATATTATTACCAGTGCCATCAATCTTATTGAATTGATGCAAAAACAATATTCTCCTGACAAGGCTGAACTACTCGAAAAGAAGCTTTTGAGTGCTATCAAGGGTAAAGATCAAGAAAGATTCGCCAAATCGTTAAGGAAGAAAAATGAAGATTAATGAATTCAAACAATCTAAAAACATTGCTGAAGGTGCATTACTTGACATTTTGCTAGGGCCTAAAGCAGCCTCATACTTCGCTAAGGATGATGATAGACACCAAGAAGCACTTAAGGTCTTTTTGAAAGATTTCATCGGTGATGCTACTGTATCATTGAGCAACGGGATCCAATCAGGATTAATAGATGCAGAAAAATCTGCTACTAAACCTGACGCATCTGCGGAAGCCGGAGCCAGTGCTGGGGTAATAGAATCTAGATATCAAAAGCTAAACGCTATCTTTGAAAGTATAGTGGAAGCTGATGGTGCTGATAGCATCACTGAATACATGACTACATGGTTTGATATGTATATGAAGGGAGTCGATTGGAGAGCTAAACAGAATGTTGTTATGCCAATTATCCAAGAAATTGAAAAAACATATGCTACAGATCAAGGCCGCGCCGCAATCGAAAAATTAGGACGAGTGGCATTTTCTTTATCGGGTCCAGCAAAACAGCCCCCGGCTGGTGCAAGAGACGCAAAAGACGCATCGCCAAAACCGAAGGCACCGCCGGCTCCGAAACCAGCTCCGAAACCAGCTACAAAAAGTGCAGATGAAGTAGCTAGAGATTTACTAGCATTGAGTGCTACGGATCGAGCAGCAGCAATTGCTAAAGCAGAGGCTGCCGGTAGATGACGACCCTACTAGAAGGCGGCGCAATGGACGGTGTAGGTGCAATCCACACTGATGAAATTGGCCCTACCCTAGACAGTCTAGAAAAGATTTTAGGCATTGACCTAAAGAACAACACCTTAGGCAGCGTAGGTAAGAAAGAGTTTTCAGGAGACATTGATATCGCTCTTGACATTGCGCCGGAAGATATCCCTGCATTTGTAGAAAAACTTAAGAGCATTCCTGAGGTATTGGACTTAGCTAAAAGTTCTGTAATCATGACTAAGGTTAAGATTGCAGACTATGACCCAAACAAGCAAGTACAAGGGAAACCAAGAACAGGCTATGTTCAAGTAGATTTTATGCCCGGCGATCCGGGCTGGCTCAAGACATTCTATCACGCTCCCCACGAAAAAGATAGTAAGTACAAGGGTGTTTTTAGAAACATTCTTATGTCTAGTATTGCGGCACATTTAGATCGTAGAGATTCTGAACAGAAAATTAGCGATGGTAGGCCAGTACAGTCAGAAAGATATATGTGGAGCCCAACTGACGGATTGATTAAGGTATTAAGAACTCCTGAGCCTAATAAGAAAGGCGATGGATATACTAAGAAGAATAGCAACAAAATTATTGACGGTCCATATAAGAATCCAGATGAGATTGCAAAAGTTCTACAGCTAGATTCAGCCGATGACTTGTACTCTTACGAAACACTAAGAAAAGCAATGGACAAAAACTATTCGCCTAATCTAGTTGCTGCAATGCTAAAAGACTTTGCAGAAAATTCAGTGATACGAGACGTAGGTGTACCTACCGATATTAAACTCAGTGAAAGCGTGGGCACTAGTGATTGGTTCAGAACAATTCTGGATATTGTAAAATGAGATTTTTTGAAATAATAAAAGAATCAATCTATTTGACTGAGGCTGCAAATCCTCGCACTCCGCATCCTGAAGACTCAGTTTTTGCTGGTTTAGGTGCTGCTAACGACGCAGTTGATTCAATGTATTATGTGATTGAAAACCCAGAAACACTCACTATCAAGTGGGACGGATTCCCCGCTCTTATCTTTGGATACGATGATAAGGGACAGTTCACTGTATCAGACAAATATATGTTTGATAAGGGTCCTGAATATTTAGGAACAAGTCCTAAGTTTTGGCAAGAGTATGATGCTAGTAGAGGTAAAAGTCGCCCTGAATTATATCAGAAGTTGAACAACATTTGGAATGGGTTGAAAGCAGCAGTAGGTAGTAGCAAGGGCTTCTTTTGGGGAGACTTGATGTGGGGAGACCAACTAGCTAATCAAAACGGCAACCTAGTATTCAAGCCAAACACCGTAACATACGCTGTCCCTGCAAACAGTGATTTAGGTAAGACTATTGCAGGAACTAAAGGTGGCGTAGCAGTTCATCAATACTTTAGTGAAGTCGGAGGCAAGCCTTCACCCTGGAATAGTCAGGGTCTTGAAGGAAATAAAGAAGTCGCTATTCTTACTCCTAACATGGGTATTGATTTTAGCTTGACTGCTCCTAACAATGAAGTATCTAAAGTCAATCAGGCACTCTCACAGAATAGTCAATTAGATGAATTCTTAGGTGGCATGGACGGAGTTGCTAGAAATGCGTTGCAGAAATATCTAGGGCATATCGCAACTAATCAAACAAATCTTCCAATAGATCAATGGCTACAAAACAATGTCAGTGGCAAGCAATATCGGTTCTTAGTTGGTGACGGTGATGGTTATCTCGTTGAGAATAAAAAGCAGCTTGACGCACTAATGAACTTGTATTTTGCTATTGCTAATCTTAAAAATAGTTTGGCTGACCAACTAGAGCAACAGGTTCAAGGGGTAGAACAGTCAATTAACGATAGACCCGGCGGCGAAGGTTTTGTGTTCAATACACCCAATGGACTAGTCAAATTAGTCAATCGTGGTGGCTTTAGTGCTGCTCATTTTGGTAAGAAAAAGTAACCCAAAACCAAGTTTTTTTCTGTCAGGCATAAATACTTATATGAGCTTCGGCTCACTTTTATAAGGAAAATACAAAATGGCACAATTCACAAAAGTAAATGGCGATTTCAAGCCAGTTCTACGTTTAGACGCAGCATCATACACCAACACTGGTATCAATGCTGTTACTTCAGCAGCTACAGTTCAGCCTCAGGGCCCAAAGCTTGAGTACTACACTGTAACCTTCACTGGTACAGGTACAACTGGCGCTCAGATCGCTGCTGCATTTGAAACTATTCAACAGCTTTCAACAATCTACATCTATGAATTCACTACTGATACCAACGACACACTAGCTGTTGCTGCATATCCAGTTGGTGCATGGGGCGATGTAACTGCAACTGCTGCTGGAAGTCTTGACGCTGCATTGACTGCGGCATGTGGCGAAGCAGTAAGCATTGCTGCAACTGCAACTTTCACTAACTAATAGTTAGTTAAACTTACTACAACAATGACCCGGAGGATTTTAAATTCTTCGGGTTTTTTGTTGCTCTAAATAGATCTATGTCACAGAGAATTTGTTGCTATACCCTATTCAACATAACCGAAACAGGGGTAATGAATAGGTCCAAACCAGCGCTGGACAACATTGAAGACTGGATACATAAACGAAATTCACAATGTAATTTTGACACGGTACTTCAAGTAATTTCACTAAGGTCACAGCCTGATGTAGTGAAGTTACCGGTGAAGAAAATACTACAAGAAGAAGATTTAGAAAAGTTTGGATTTTTGTTTAAATACAACGAAGACATTGAACAGTATTATTGGAAATTTGAATTTGAAGTCCATCATACTAGTGTTTTTGAAAATGGCATAACTGAATTCGGTGCATTGTATAGTGATTGTTCAGGTGTGCCGATGATCGTATTCGACAATCAACCGCAGTCATTAGTTGACTTTTTAAATATTAGTGACGAACTTAAAAATATTCACTTTGAGGGATAGTATGAAGACATCATCTAAATTAGCTAAGTTTTTCGACAACGCACTATCAAATGATGCTAGAACCGCATTAATTACTAGTGCTAATGGTGAATATACTGTGTATGGTAGATATTACATTAAGCCGTACAACAACGAGTATGTGATTCGTGACATTAAATCCGACCGACGAATTGTTTTAGGAACGTTGAAACATGCCATGTCATGGTGTACGTTAATAGATTGCAATAAGTATTCAGAAGCTATGCGACTAGAAAGACTAGATTTAAAACTAGTTAGTTTACAACTGGATATGGTCATTCACAGGAAACTGATAAAATCAGTAAATAATCATGACAAATTGGTATGTGTGATTAAATTGCAAGAAGATTCATACAAGAAAAAGGAAGTGTTGCTAGCAATTGAAGACATCATAAATAAGTCAAAGAGATTACAAGAACGCCGATTCCAAAAGCCAAAACGAAATAAATTTAGCTATCGGTGATAAATACAATATAAAGATGGAACAATGACCTATGAGACTTACTGATTTAGATAATAAAAACACCCAGGTGAAAGCATTGAAAGAAAACTTTGCTATGGACTTTGATGTGTCAACTTTAGACAAGCCAAAGACTGCTGCTATGCTCAGCAAGGTAAAGAAACTCATTGGTGAATCAAAAAGATCACCTGAATTTCACCAAGCTCAGAAAAACCCTGCTTATTTAAAGCTAATGTTTATGGAGCAAGCGTTACGTACACATATGAAGGTCGCAAAGAGTCCTCGTATTGTTCTAGAAAATGAAGAAGTTGAAAAGTCACAGGTAATTCTTGCTGCACAAGACATGATTGATACTGTGCAGAAAATGTACGAAGATATCAACGATATGTTGGTAAAAGAACTTCCTGCTCTTGTTGATTCAATTCAGAGCGAAATCGGCGTTAATGAAAGCGACCAGTTTAATCAAGCTGCTAATCAAGCACTAACTACATTAAATGCATCATTACAAGAAGCACAGACTGGACTTAAGAGCGCATTAGGCGGATTGACTGGCCAAGGCGGAGGCGACGCATTTGCTTTAGGCGCACCTGAAATGGATGCAGATCTTGGTGCAGAAATGGGTGCAGATGCAGCAGTAGATTTGGACACTGATATGGAAGAGCCTAGTCTAGATCTTCCTCCTATTCCAGATATGGATGACGAAGAAGAAGGTCCACTAGCATCGGCAGGCCGCCCCAAAAGATAATGTTTCTATTTGAATTTGATCAGGATAGCGCACTCGTTTCAAAGATTGTCGCACTGACTAATCAGCTTGAGCAAGATTTGGAAGACGGTAAAATTGGAAACGATTATACCGTCGACCAGCTCTTAGACTATTTCCAAAATTATGATGTTATCTTAGATGTTAATGACCTCTATAATATGATCAGAGTTCCCCCTCTCAAATCAGTCATCAAGAACATTCAAGGTGACAAAGTTGTCTTTGTTGGCCAAGAAGAAACTAAGAAAAAATACGATACTGCGGCAGGCGACGATAAGAAAACGGTTGCCGCAATGGCTAAAAGAGCTATGCGAACTTAACTATCATTTATGTTAGATATTTCTCACTTAGTAGTAATAGGGTGTAGTCTTTCATACGGCACTGGCTTAGCTAACCCAAAGGAAGACAGTTGGGTAGGAATTCTATCCAAAAAATTAAATGTACCCGTAGTCAATCTCAGTTCCCCCGGCAGCGGCAACGATAGGATAATGCGAAGATTATTTGAGTACCATTTCTTAAATTCATCTAAAAACAATAATCCATTCTATATACTCCCATTTTCTCATTCGTCAAGGAGAGAGGAATACATGAGAGCAGCTAATGATTATTTGGTAATGAGTATGAAACCTACTCCTGCAATGATGGAAAAAAATACTTATTCGTCTTTGTTTCTCCTCAACTATGATTCTTTTATCGCAGCTAGAAGAAAGTTGATGTTTAGATCATATGTATCAGATTTCCTTAACATCAATAATATAAATTATTTGGTTACTGATTTTATACCGGATAGAGAAGACCAATTAAAAAGTCTCCGTGAGATTTATCCTATAGTATATGAAAAAATATACACTGATAAGTATAGACTAAAGAATCTAAGTGAAATTTCTATCAAATATCCTAGTCTTCCGGACGGGCACGATGGCGTAGAAGCGCAACTAGAAATGGGAAACTATATACATGATGAGTTGATTGTTCGTTATAACGAACCTAATATAAAAATACAAGATTATACCACACGGCTAGAATACATTGCTCATTATTATCCCGATAGTTTTAATAAAGGATTTATATCTGAATCTGAATGGCTATAACAAATAAATTTAAAATTTAACCATAATAGTTGCTTTTTTGTAACAATATGCTATTATGATATATGGCATTAATTAACAAATTCCCCTATAAAGAAATGAAGCGTGAAACGACTACAGAAGGTCGTAAGTATGTTGCACCCGATGGCGAGAAGCTTCCAAGCGTTACTACTATCCTTGACGCAACTAAACCACTTGAAGCAAAGAAAGCTTTGATTGAATGGCGCCGCAGAGTTGGCGAACAGAAAGCTAAAGAAATCACCGCAGAAGCTGCCGGAAGAGGCACCAGAATGCATAAGTATCTAGAGAACTACGTACTTAATGGAGAAACAGGTGAGCCCGGAAGCAATCCGTATAGCAAGCAATCACATCAGATGGCGCATACAATCATATCTCAAGGCCTATCCAACTGCCCCGAATTCTGGGGCACGGAAGTATCTCTATATTTTCCTAAAATTTATGCTGGGACCACAGACTTAGTAGGTCTGCACAATAGCGATGAAGCTATTCTTGACTTCAAGCAGACAAACAAGCCCAAGAAGCGTGAATGGATTGAAGACTATTTCCTTCAGTTGACAGCCTATGCTAATGCTCACAATGAAGTATATGG